TGGAACGTTTAGTACTGGTATTAACATCAAGAACCTCCATAATGTTATTTTTGCTTCTCCATCCAAATCTAGAATTCGGAATCTCCAGTCTATTGGAAGGGTGCTCAGGAAAGGAAATAACAAGACCAAGGCAACTCTCTATGACATTGCTGACGACATTTCCCACAACTCACGGAGAAACTACACACTTAATCATCTAATTGAAAGAATCAAAGTTTATAACGAAGAGAACTTTAATTACGACATTGTAAACATACCGCTAAAGAGTTAAATGGGTGAAGAATTTCATGCAGCAATAAAATTAATTACAGGAGAAGAAATATTTTCACTAGTCTGTGTAGACGAGAATGATGGTGATCCAATTATTCTACTGATGAACCCAGTAATTATGAAAGTAATGCGTAATCACATAGGTGAATATGTCAAAGTAAAACCTTGGATAGAACTAGCAACTGATAGCATGTACGTTATTAAATATGACAAAATAGTTACCATGACAGAAGTCAAAGAAACTAAAATGATAAGATTTTATGACAAATATCTGAATGAAGAAGAATTTGATTGGGAAGAAGATGGTAAAACTAGAATTACTGATAAAATGGGATATGTATCTTCTGTCGATGAAGCAAGGAAAATGCTAGAGAATATCTATAAACTTAAAGATAATAAAGAAAGCTAAAGCTGTCTCTTCAAACCTAACAAAGATATTCTACTTATGAATCGGTATGTTGTCAAGCTCTGATAGTATGGTATAATATACATAACGATAGTTTATTGAAAGAAACAATGTTATGTCTAAAAAGAAATCCGAACATTATGTTAATAACAGAGAACTGCTTGAGGCTTTGATTGTCTACAGGGCAAAGGTTGCTGATAGTTTCAGAGAGATCAACGGTAGAGAACCTACTAAGGCAGATAGGTCACAGCGTTGGGAAGGAAAACCACAAATTACTAATTATATGGGTGAGTGCTTTCTTAAGATTGCAACACACTTATCCTACAAACCGAACTTTGTCAATTATATGTTCAGAGACGATATGATCTCTGATGGCATCGAAAATTGTGTTCAGTATATTCACAACTTTGATCCAGAAAAATCTAAAAACCCATTTGCTTACTTTACACAGATTATTCATTACGCCTTTCTACGTAGAATTCAGAAAGAAAAGAAGCAATTAGAAATAAAAACTAAAATCATCGAACGGACTGGTTTTGATGAAGTTATGATGGTTGATGATAGTTTGCTTTCTGGTAGTAGTTCGGAATATAATACCATTAAAGATAACATTCAATATAAGACAAATCGTCAATGAAGGTTGCAATCATAACGGATCAGCATTTTGGTGCGAGGAAGGGTTCTAAGTTTCTTCATGAATATTTTAAAAAGTTCTATGATGATATATTCTTTCCATACTTAAAAAGGAGTGGTATCACTACTGTAATCGATATGGGAGACACGTTTGACAACCGTCGTTCTATTGATTTGTGGTCTCTTGAGTGGGCAAAGGAGAATTATTATAAGAAGTTGGAAGAGATGGGCATAACCGTTCATACTATCGTTGGTAATCATACTGCTTACTATAAGGATACTAATTCAATTAATTCTGTAGATTTATTGCTTAAGCAGTATGATAATGTGAAAATCTACTCAGAATGTACTGAGGTGATGATCGATAAATTGCAAGTATTGTTTGTTCCTTGGATCAATGCGGAAAATCTTAAAAGTAGTATCGACGCTATCAAAGTTTCTAGTAGCGTATGTGCGATGGGGCACCTTGAGCTCAACGGATTTAGAGCGCATCGCGGTCACGTCATGGAAGAAGGTATGGCGATCAACGAATTTGAGAAGTTCGACAAGGTGTTTTCAGGACACTACCATACACGAAGCGACAATGGAAAAATCTTCTACCTAGGAAATCCTTATGAGATGTTCTGGAATGATGTGAATGATCCTCGTGGGTTTACGATATTTGATACTGAGACTTTAGATTTTGAGCATATTAATAACCCTTACAAACTTTTTTATAACATATATTATGATGATACTCCCTTCCAAACTTTTGATACTAGTGAATACGAAGGCAAGATTGTAAAACTCATTGTTAGGAAGAAAACCGAACCAAAGAAATTTGAAAGATTTATAGATAAGTTACAGTCCTGTGGTATTCAAGATTTGAAAATTGTTGAGAACTTTTTAGTTCAAGGGAATGAAGATTTTGAAATTGAGGAAAGTGAAAATACTATCTCTATCTTAAATAGATATATTGATGAGGCAGAGTTTGACTGTGATAGCGGCATCATTAAGGGAATTCTTCAGAAAGTCTATTCACAAGCTTGCGAGGTGGAGTAATGTTTCTTCTCACTCTTAGGGATAATAAAGAGGACGGTGCTTATGCTGTTCAAAATCGCTATGGTGAGAAAGTCCTCTTTCTCTTTGAGCAAGAAGATGATGCGGAGCGTTATGCAATGCAGTTAGAAGAAGATGAAGAAGCAGAGATGGATGTTGTAGAGGTTGACGATGCACTTGCAATTCTTACTTGTAAGAGGTATAATTACAAATATGCGGTCGTCAGTTCGAACGACATTGTGATTCCTCCCAGAGATTTAGATGATAACCTTCCAAAAGATTAGGTGGAAAAATTTTCTTTCTACCGGGAACCTCTTCACAGAGATTGATTTTCAAAAAAACAATACTAACCTAATCATTGGAACTAACGGAGCAGGCAAATCTACAATGCTGGATGCATTGACTTTTGTTTTATTCAATAAACCATTCCGTAAAATTAACAAACCACAACTAATCAATTCTCAGAATGATAGAGATTGTCTAGTTGAGATTGAGTTTCAAATTAATACACGCCAGTATGTTGTTAGGCGTGGAATCAGACCTAATGTATTTGATATCATTGTGAATGGTACGGAACTTCATCGTGAAGCAGATGATCGTGCTATGCAGCGTGTATTGGAAGATAATATTCTTAAAGTAAACTATAAGTCATTTACTCAGATTGTAATTTTGGGTAGTAGTACTTTTGTTCCCTTCATGCAGTTGACGAACGCAAATCGTCGTGAAGTGATTGAAGATCTATTGGATATTCGTATTTTTTCTTTAATGAATAATATTCTTAAAGATAAGATCCGTACTCAGAAAGAGCAGGTCAAATCTCTTGATTTGAAGAAGGAAACTCTCAAAGACAAGATGAAAATGCAACAAAACTTTATTGATGAGTTGGAAAATCGTGGCAATCAAAATATTGATGGTAATAACTCTAAGATTACAAATCTTATGACTGAGGTTGATGAATATCTCAAAGAGAACACTAAACTTCAAGAAGATCTACAAAACACTACAGAGAAACAAAAAGATATTGCAGGTGCAAGACAAAAGTTATCTAAACTAAACACACTTCGGGGAAAAATCTCTCAGAAAGTATCTTCTATTACTAAAGAGCATAAGTTCTTTATGGAAAATACGGTATGCCCTACTTGTACTCAAGATATAGAAGAATCGTTCCGGTTAAATAAAATTGAGGACGTTCAAAATAAGGCAAAGGAACTAAAGGAAGGTTTCGATGAATTGGAATCGACCATTAAGTTTGAACAAGAACGAGAACGTCAATTCAATACACTATCTAAGGAGATTACGAATCTAACGCATGGCATTTCTCAGAACAATACTCGGGTTAGTGGAAATCAACGACAAATCCGAGATCTTGAATATGAAATTCAAACGATTACCGAGAACCTTGCAAACCGAAATTCTGAACATGAAAAATTAGACGAATTTAAAACTAATCTCCAAAGTACATTTAACGAACTTTCGGACAAAAAACAAGACATCGTTCACAATGATTTTGCGTATTCATTACTCAAAGATGATGGAGTTAAAACGAAGATCATAAGAAAGTATCTTCCATTCATTAATCAGCAGGTAAATCGCTATCTTCAGATGATGGATTTTTATATCAACTTCCATCTTGATGAAGAATTCAAGGAAACTGTGAAGTCCCCTATACATGAAGATTTCTCGTATAGTTCCTTTAGCGAAGGTGAAAAGATGAGAATTGACCTTGCCTTACTATTCACTTGGCGTGAAGTAGCGCGTGTAAAAAATTCTGTAAACACTAATCTACTGATTATGGATGAGGTTTTTGATAGTTCACTAGACGGATTTGGAACTGATGAGTTTCTAAAAATTATCCGTTATGTTATCAAAGACGCCAACATTTTTGTCATCTCTCACAAACAAGATATGCGTGACAAATTTGAAAGTGTCATAATGTTCGATAAAGTTAAAGGGTTTTCTCGCAGAGTATCTTCAGATAAGGAGGAGTAATGAACGTTCCAAACTGGAAGCACCATTCTAAAAAAGAACAGAAACAGACTCTCAAACCACAAGCAATGCGTGACAGGAGAGCAGCATTACAAGCATTTAAGAAGAAACACAAAAATCGCCCCGATAAGGCAGTTTCATCGTATTATGAGACCATAAGATTGATAAATACCTAAAAAGTATTTTTATACCGATGGACAACTTTTACGAAGAGATGTATGAATATCTCATCTCCGAAGGTATTGGAGATGAGGAAGCAACCGAAGTTGTAAACTATCTCTTCGAAGATAATATTCATGAGTATGGATTGATTACCGAAAATAAAGGTAGAGCATTTATGGATGTGCTCAAAGCAGTTGGATATATGTCGGGTGTTCTTAAAAAATCTGGTGCTAAGCAAGCAGTAAAAGCAACTGTAAATAAAATTACTGGCACGCCTCTTCAAGGAAATCTCCTCACCAAAACCGGTAAGGCACAAAACTTTACTGGTGGAAGAACACCATTTACTGGCACCAGTCCAGTTCCTGCTGCAAGTTCTAAACTTCCACAATCATTTAGACCACCTGCAGAAGTACCAGGACAGATGCAGATTCCTGGAACTTCTGCTAAAGCACAAGACTTGAGAAATATCACAAGAAATCCCAATTTAGGACTTCCTGGTAATACTAAAGGATTTGCTATAGCAAGTCCTATGTCAAAACCCAAACCTTCTGGTCCTCCAACATCAAATGCTGTTAGTCAAGCAATAAGAAATCTAGGTAAAACTCCATCACCATCACCTCAATCTTCAGCATCTAAAGTTGATAAAGTTATAAGTGCTGTTAAAAAATCTGCACTCCCAGTTGGTGTCGCTGGTGCTACTGGATTAACACTTAGTGGTAGTCAAGGTTCTAAGAAAACTGAAGTAAGTATGCCTGCTTCTCAAACGCCTTCTACCAGTCGCCCTGAATCTCCACCACAGTTCCAAGGAACTGGTGAGCGATCTGCTGAAGCAAATGCGAAGAAGCAAGAAGATGCAAAGGCAAACGCAGAAAGAAGAAGAAACTCTGCTAAGAATTTTGATGCAGCATTTGCGGCTGCTAGAAAGGCGGGTAAGTCAGAATTTTCTTGGCGCGGAAAGCAATACAACACTAAATATAAAGGAGAATAATTTTTCTATATTACAATGGAAGCAAAAGACGTAAAGACTCTTATGGAGGCGTATGCTTCCGTGTACACTACTTCTGAAGAAGCAACTGATCTTCAAGAGTCTGTAGAGACTGTAGAAGAAGGTCTAGCAACCACCGTTGATAAGGTTACTAGAACCCTTCAAGGTGGTCTTGAAAAAATGGGTGTAAAAATTAACAGAACTCCAAGAGGTACTACAACAAAGGCGGATCAAGAGGCAAAAATTAAAAAAGAAGATGTAGACCTCTTTGATATTATCAAAGGTCATTTGATTGATGAAGGTTTTGCTGATACTGAAGAGGCTGCGGTCGCCATTATGGCAAATATGAGTGAAGGATGGAAAGTGAGTATTGTTGAAGGTAAACAATCCAAATAGAACCAGTTTATAAACTGTCTACTGGGAGGTCTTCGGACCTCCTTTTTTTGTATAATAGATCCATACGCAACCAAGCAATGGCAGTCTCACACGAAATCAAATCTCAAC